AAGAGTTACTTGGTTTTAATTCTTATTATACATTTAGAAATAGATACGCTACCATGATAGATAGAAACTTTGGTGGTCGTAGAGTACAGATTGTAGGCGGTTATAAAAGATTAGACGAACTATCAGATTCTCTAAAAAAATTCTCATACAGAGTATTAAAAGAAGATTGCTTAGACCTACCTGAAAAAGTTTACATACAGAGAGAGGTAGAACTATCTGATGAACAATTAAAAATATATTCAACCATGAAATCCGCGGCCCTCGCTCAACTAAAAGGCAAGATGGCTACCGCACCCCATGTATTGACGCAACTCATGCGTCTGCACCAGATAACCTGTGGGCACCTAAAAAATGATGACGACACTATCACAGAGATAAAAAACAACAGGATGTCAGAATTATTAGATGTGCTAGATGAGGTAGAGGGTAAAGTTATAATATGGGCCAACTATGTGTATGATATCAGACAGATAGTAAAAGCCATTTCAAAAAAACACGGAGAGGATTCTATCGTGCAATATTATGGTGCGATACCAGCAGATGTCAGACAGAAAAACATAGAGAATTTTCAGGACCCGAACTCCGATTCGCGGTTCTTTGTCGGTAATCCACAGACAGGTGGGTATGGTATCACATTGACTGCTGCTAATAATGTTATCTATTATTCTAATGGATATGATTTGGAAAAGAGATTACAGTCAGAGGACAGAGCGCACAGAATAGGACAGAAAAAATCAGTAACATATGTGGATTTCATAACACCAAAAACAGTTGATGAGAAAATAGTAAAAGCGTTGCGTAAAAAAATGAACA